TATTTTTTCTATCAACTCTTTTTCACTATTTGCTTTGATTGAAGGCAAAATAGGATACCTTTTATAATTTTCTTCCTCACTTGTCATTTCAAAAATGGTGGTTTCAGTATTGGAAGATATTCTACGATCTCTTAAAATATCGGATTCCAATTCTGTAACTAAATCAAAAGCATCTTTATCATATCTTCTTTTCTTGACAGTAAAACAGAAGTTATAATCACTAGTTATCTTAGCATATCTATGGTCTATGTTTTCTTTAATAAACTTTCTTAATATGTTGTAGAGGTCTTTAGATGCTATTTTGCAAGGATAATTGTGCAACATTAACTCTGGAATTAACATCTTATCTAAACCCTGATGTTTGAAGTTGGCATTATTTATCTCCACATCCTTAGTAGAAAAACTGACTTTTGATTCCCCTGTGTATTTTGCTTTAGGTCTAAAGTAATAATCTTCTACTTCAAATAATGTGTTTATCTCATATTCTATTTCTCCCCATTTTTGTTCTGCTAAATCGTATTCATAATTGTATAAACTTGCATAACTTGCTTCATTATCAAAATCTTCTTCTGACATAACTAGAGGAAGTTTCTCTGATTCTAATTCTGGATCATTTAATTCATATCTAACATTTATCTTTTCTCGACTGCCTTTTTTCTCTATCTTTTCAACCTCATCTATATCCACATAATACCAGCCCTTAGAGTATGTTTCTTCTGGTTTAACCCCATTAACTTTTAAATCGAGCAGTCTGCTGCTCTTATAACTACGGGGGTTGTCTGTAAGAAAAATTCCTTTATCTGTTTTAATCATATCTAATTCTAACATTTATCTCTCCTCCTTAGTCCACTAACTTACCTGTAAAGTATTCTGTTTCATTATCTTTTAAACAAAAAGCTAAGTTTTCTCCATCACACATCAATCTCGCAGTATCAGAAGTTGTGTTCTTAACAAAAAGGATTAAATCATCAATAACTAAATTACAAGCAAATGAGCCTTCTCCTTCTACTTCTAATTCTTCTTTTGATTTACCTTTAAGATCAGATAGTAATAACTTCTCCCCATCAGATTCCAGGTGGAGACCCTTATTACCCATTGGGTCTGTAAATATCTCTATCCTATTTAAGACTTCTTTCAAAGCAGCAGTCTCTATGTCAGCATGATTTTCATAAGAAGCATCTTTATATGTTGATAAATCTGGGAAATCCCCTATACCATATAACTGACTTCCAAAAATAGTCAAACTATCAGAATCAAATAATAACTTATTATCATCAACCATTATCTTTAAATCTTCTTCCTCAAACAGATTAACCATTTCCATTAAATCAGCAGGTATCAATAACTCACTACTCAGTAACTTATCTTTTGTTATTGCCATTTTTGTTCCATCTAGGGTCAATACTTCTTCCCCTAGATAATAACCTGTTAATACAGGAACTTCTAGGTCAGTAGAAGGTGTTCCTTTATGTTTTGCCACTATCTCCTGCAACACTGCTGCATCTACTTCCATTACCTCCTGTGGCTCTATCTCATAACTAGGAAACTCATCATTGTAATAATCTAATTTATATTTACCATTTGATTTTATCTCTAAGTATTTATCCTTAAAGTTAAACTCAACAAACTCTGAATTTAGACTTTTAATTAATTTAACCAATTTAGACCCTTCTACTACTTTTGACAGCTTTTCTTCTGTATCCACCTCCACTCTGGAAGTTATGGTATAAGTCTTATCAGTAACAGTTATAATTAATGTGCCTTCACTAACTAATAATTCAACATACTTACATATTTCCATTATCTTATTACTATCTATTAACTTATTAACCTTACTTAGAGCATTTTTTAACTCTTTAACATTTATTTTCATCTCTAATCCTCCTATTTGATTAATTCACCATACCACTTCTTACTTACTTCATGATCAACTGACATTGTTACAGTTACAGGGTCTCCTGCTTTTAACATTAATTCTTCTACTCTCTTTTTCGCCTTTTCTATCTTTTCTAAGTCATTCTCTATCTGCCCTATTACTTCATCATGCACTGGTAATAATAGTTCATAACCTAATTCAGCTAAGTAATCATCATTATCAATTAAAACTATTGCTTTTTTAGTCATATCACTTGCTGATCCCTGAATAACACTATTTATTGTCTGCCTTTCTGCTTCTGCTATAAACCCTGTATTATCTTTTATCTTAACCCCATCTTGTTTTGCTTGCTGTTTTATTCTCTGTTTTTGTTTCCAGTATCTTGCCTTTTCTAATTTCTTTCTATACTCTTTTCTCTTTTTGGGGTCATCACACTTAACCTCATACTCTGGGAGGTTAATATCTGGTAATCTTCTTTTTCTGCCATAAATGGTTTTAACATAATTGTTTTTCTTACAGAATATCCTTGTCTTTTCTATTGTATCCTTAACTTTTGGGAATCTATCAAAGAAAGCATCTAGTATTTTCTGTGCTTCTTTTGGTGTCTTACCCATCATTTCTGCTACTGTTGGGATACCCATGCCATACAGAACTCCTAAAAGTAGGCTTTTGCAATAATCCCTGTATTCTTCATTTTCCTGCTCTTTAGTACATGTTTCATATGGAACATCAAATATCATACTTGCAATTATAGCATATAAGTCTTTACCATTATTATATGCTTCTATCATATGTTCATCACCAGACACATAAGACAGGATTCTTGGTTCTTGCTGGCTGTAATCTGTGGATATTAAAACTTTGCCTTCGTCTGCTTTAAACATCTGTCTTATCTCGTGATTGTCGCTCGGGATGTTCTGACAGTTATATGAAACAGTTGCTTGATTATTCCTTCTAACAACTATCTTTTCAGAAGGAACAGTAACACAATATACTTGACCATCATATGGAACTTTATTAATCTCTGTTGTAGAGAAGTATCTATCAGTTCCTTTATGTAAATTAACAACAGTATGCTTATCATCTTTGTCATACCAGGAGGTACTATACCCTGTCATAAGTGCCACTGATTGAACTAAATCAACTGCTCTTTTTCTGTCATTCCTCTGTAAAAAAGTTGCTCCTCTAGTATAATCACCACCCCATCTATGTATGCACTCTAAAAACCATTTTCTTGCTTCATAGTCTAAATTCAAAATTTCTCGATCCTTAAACACTTTAGTTTTAGAATCAACACTTAAATCTAACCACTCTTTTAAATACTCATCTTCTTCTTTATACAGATTAATATAAAATTTATCACTCTGCCCTTTACGCTTTACATTGTCAAATAAAACTTTCAGTCTAGCAACTTTTCTTTTCGATTTAACCTCTATTTTGATTCTATTTATGCCTTCTTGAACATAACCATCAGCTTGAACAGCTATTGCTTTTTCTAAAGATAGTTTTTCTTCTTTAGTTAATGTCCTGCCTTCTTTCTTTATCCCCCCTCTAATTGCTTTTCTATCTATTGTTCTAGGAAGTCTTTTAAATTTATCATAAAATTCTTCGGCAGTTTCAGTAACTAATCTTCCTGCTCTAGTTTTAGATAACATTCTATGATCTGGGGTTACTAATAAATCAACACCCTGATAATCAAACTTATACATATCCCCTTTAAAATGATACGATATGTAATCTAAAGGCTTCACAAATTCTATCTCTCCATTTTCTTCCCACTGTGCTACTTTTTCTGTTTTGTCTAAGTTCTTAAACAACTTCCAACCACTATCTGTCAATATCTCTGTTTTATCATCATAACAATTAGGTTCGCTGCTTGAAAATCTGCCTGTCTTTGCCCCTACTTGATTTAACCTAGTATGTATTTTTCCATCACTTTTAACTACCTCTGGTAGTTTATCTATATAAGTTGATAAAAGTTTTCCTATTTTCCTCTCTTTTAACATATTATCAAAAAATAATCTAATATTTTCATCTTTTGCTTCATCTCTAAAGTGTTTTAGGGCATCAGCAGCAGTGGTTCTCTCCTCATACTCTAAATGTAACACATCATATATTACTATTGCTAATTGCACTGGGCTATTTAAATTTATAGGGTCTCCTAATTTACTTTTCTTTTTGTCTGATAAATGACTATAATCTAAAGAATCTAAGAAATCATGTATCTCTTTTTCTATTTTATTTATTTTGTCTGTGTATTTTTTGCTTAATTCATTAGCATATTCACTATCAAAATCAAACCCTCTTTCTTCCATATTTATTACTGCTTTTATTGTAGGAATTTCCCAATTCAAATAGAATTTGCCTGCTTCTTTTAATCCTGTCTGATCTATATATTCGCCCTCTGGGTGTAAATACTCTCTCTGGAACTCATATAACTCATAAGTCATTATAGCATCTTTAGCACCATATAAACTAGCAAGATAAATAGGAACAAGACTGATATTTATATCTTTAAATAAGTCTTTAAAGCTCATTGATTCCTGCTCTGATTTACCTAACACATACCTATCATATAAGTATTTAAGACTATGTTTTTCATTTTCATTTAGATATGTACTTGCTATATATGTTTCCCACCCTGTTGAATTTTTGTCGAACTGACCTAAAGCATTAATAAACACTCTTATATCATAAACACTATTATGAAAAATAAACTTTTTATCTATCTCTCTAAACACCTCTGAAACTTGTTTATATGTTAACTGCTTATCATAATCATATTTATAATTAAAAGTAATCAGGTTTGTCTTTTTATGTTTAATAGGAACATATATCCCATTATTATTTTTTGAATACCCACTTAATCCTACTAATGTATCTAGCATAGGGTCTGGGTTTGATCCTACTACATCACTCTCTGTATCTACTGCATATAATTCATCTTTAGTAAAGAATTTATATAATTTATTTTGGTCTGTTATTACTTCTATTTTTTGTTTTTCTTCTTCTGTGAAATTTTCATGTACTCTTTTTTCTATATTATTAAGCTGTGCTTTTAGTTTATTCTTACTTACCTGCTTTGTTGCTTTTTTTCTGTTTTTTAATTTATTAACTAACTCTTTATTCTTCTCTCTTACCCCACTAAACAGTGAGTTTTGCATATCTTTCCTCCTCTCAAATGAAAATATCGGGAGAGTTTTTACACTCTCCCTATTTAAACTATTTTAGAAAAAGTCAGCAGGGTTATCTGATTTCTTAGACTTCTGACTATTTCCAGAAGAACTTGAAGATGTCTGATCAAAATTGAATGTTCCTGCTACCATTTTCTCTAAATCTGCTTTATCTCTTTTAATAATTAAATTAGCTTTCTCTGCTCCTGCTAATTCTGTTCTTTTCTCTCTATTCTTCTCTCTATTCTTCTCTGTATCCTCCATAAACTTACCTTCTTCTTTTGCCTGGGCTTCTGACATAGGGAATAAATTATATGTAGTGTTGGTGTCCCCTTTCTTCCCTGCTCTTTTAACCTTGATATATTGACTAAAGAGAGGATTATATTCTTCCAGGTAACTCACAAATTTACCAATAAACTGTCTCCCTCTTTCCCAAACTTTTAATTCTTTACCATCTGAATAGTCAATTAACTGGATAAACCCTCTTGGTTTATTGCTGCTACCAGCTTGACACAATGGGCACTCTTTGCCTTCTGGGGTTAAACAGGCAACTTTTCTTGTTTTACCCCCAATCTCAATCTCATGAACAACTTGCCACCCATTCTCGCTGAAATCCTCAATATCTGTGTATAAAAATCTTACCCATGCT